CTTGTACATTCTCATCGCTTTCATTGCTTGACCCGTCTTGCGGAAGCAATCTCCTAATCCGCACCAAAACTCTGCCATTGTTGGTGCCATTTCCAATCCCGCCATTAAGTAGCTCGCTGCTTTGTTGGGTTGTCCGTCTCTCAACAACATCACGCCCAAATAGTATTTCATCATGATCATGGAAGATCGGTTCTTCTCGCCCGTACGGAACAAGAAGTACTCGCCCTGTTTGATGAAGCCCTTGGTGTCGTTCTTACTAAGCAATTCAAATGCTTTGTAGTAATCCGCTTCGCATGAACCGGGTTCTTCTTTGATCCACTTTTCAACTAAATCCAAATGACTTCCCGTTGCTATGGGTTTGATAAAAACGTTAACTAGTTCTTTTCTTTGCGGCGTATCAAAGCATTCGTAAATTGGATTGACGAATTTGCCGTCGCCCGGTTGAACGATACGAGTTTCCTTTGACACTGACATTTCATCCATGACGTATACTCTGTACGTTCCTTCTGCTATGTCCAAATCGCCGGACAGTTCTTCCCCCGGATTGATGATAAGGGTTTGGCCTTTGAGGTTCTGGTTGCGCCATTCGTTGAAATGAGAGTTGACAGGTTTGGTCTTGCACCAATTTGGGAGCTTTTCCACATGAGCATCTTTGTAGAGTCCGATCAAAGCGTGAGAAACTTGACCGTCAAGGCTTTCCAGCGTTTTCGTTAGGTTCTCTCCCGGCATCAGAATGATTTGCGCTGTGATACTCATCAAAAACCTCTTGGGCTAATTCCGAAAAAACGGTGGCCTCGTTAACATATCCTGCATCCGCATAACACTTCGCAATGTCACGATAGACCTTGGCGGCGAAAGGATTGTTTAACATTTCGGTAAACAATTTATTGATTTTAATAATTTTAGAACGACTCTTTCTATTTTAATGGAAAGTGGCATACATAATAATTAATAGCCAAGTCTCACAATTTTTTTAGAACCGGAATCCTATGAAAATCGAATATTTGAATAACCACATGTTCGAAGCGATTATCGGTCGCTTCAAATCCACCAAGGATAATTTAGGGGAAAACTCTAAAGAATTCGCAGAGGCACGGGTGGAATTAGCTGAAGCTTTTTATCTTCTTGCCAAGAATATCATTAGGGCGTTTCGTTTTCAGTTGGTTGATAAGGATGATGCTTTGCAGGAAGGTGTGCTGATTTGCTTTGAAAAACTGCATAGATTTGATCCAGAGAAGGGTCGTGCATTTAACTTTTGTACGACGATTATTTTAAATCACTTCCGTCAACTTTACAGGACTGCTAAAAATTATAATGAACTGAAGATTCGTTACCATGACCATCTATCGGAAAAAACTTCTGATCGTCAGACCAATTCGATGAAGGCCAGAAAGAAAAACAACTATAAAAAACCTGAAATCAAAATTGAAAGTCACGAACAATAATAAAAAAACTTAACTTGGGGTATTGCCCGTTACTATATTAAAGCATCAATAAATCACATCGGGGCAAATTATGACTAACATGGTTGACTTGTTGGAGCGGGGCGAGTTAATTCAAAAGCTCATGGAAAGTGGACATGGGGAATTGATTGAAGCTCTTTTGGGAAACGAAAACAAGGTTTACACTAAGAAAGGCAGACTTAACAAAAGTGGTGCCTGTCGTGTACTTGCTTGGAAGACAAAACAATTGGAAGAAGCACTGGCCGAATGCCGAAAGGTACTTGGAATTGAATTTTAAAGGGAACTTATGAAACAGTTTGTAGCTATTGAATCATCTTCAAGTCGGGTATTTGTTGTGAATGCCAAGAATGAAGAAGAGGCTTATCGGGTGGTTGGTCGTGACATTTATGGCATGGACTTTGACACCTTGGATACAGGCAACGTGGACGTTGATTTGTTTGCTATTGTAAAAACAAAAGTTAACGGTGCAATTGTATTAGAATAACTTATAAAAAACCCCTCTAAACGAGGGGTTTTTTGTTTAACGCAATGCATCTAGAATTTCTTTTTTGGTATATCTTTGCTTGAGTGTTTCGAGGTGATAATACAGTTGATGTTTTTTTAATTGTTTAATGTCAATTGGCATTAATTGGCTTGGATGTCCTGTTGTAGCCATCTCGCAAGTAAGAATTTCTGCTTCTTTCAACTCGCTGAGAGTAGTATCAGATAACACTCTTTTTATAGTGCCGTATAAGAATACCCGAATTTCACTTCTACTAATGCCCGGCTTGACGATAATGGCATCTATTAGATTCCCAAGGAATCCATTGTCAAATATTTCGCAGATTTTATTATCGAGATCGGGATTATGAGTGCGAACTGAGAGTAGGTATTGTGATCGGACGGTAGATAAAGTCCCTTTGCCCATTACGATAGTTTTTCGTCTGCCTGTCTTGTCGCATTTGTCAAAAAATGCCCTAATGTCTTTGCTTGTAGTTAATCCTTTGCTCATGGCATAATAAACAATTTTTGTTGCTGACAATTTTCCAAGATTCTTGGGTACGGCAACGTTAGACATATCGCATCTCCATGAATAAAATACAAGGAAACATGATAACTTAAACGAAGGAATATGTCAACAAAATTTATGACATGTATGCTCTGTCGTATCTGAGTGTGAGATCGACCACGACTATATCGGATGAGTCCATATCCAGATCACCCCAATCAATGCTACTTGGGTAAATGTTCTCAAAAGTCCATTGTTCTAATGTGTTGCCACAACCGTCGTAAAGTTCCAAAAGGGCTTTGTCCTTTTTGAACTCGCTACCTAGAAGTTGGCAAGGATTAAATGTTAAACTGTTGCTACTGTTATTGGAAAGTGTGTATATCCGTCTTAGCCAATCAAAAACAGGATTCTTGTTACATCTAATGTCATAAAGTACGAGGTTGACCGTTTTCCATTCAGCTTTGAGTGGATAATAAATCGTTTCGGAAAGATGTTGGAATTCTTGTTCTTTAAAAGACACGCCGGGACGTGCGCCTTTACGTGGCGGTAGAGTCTTGGTACTATTGGGTTGAGCAGACACATCAGGAATGCTGAACAACCAACGGTGCTTTTGCTTTGGAGAGAGTTCGTTAAGATTTAACCCATGAGACAGACCCATGATGTTACAATCGGTCTGACTCGCCGGATCAATTTCTAATAAGTTTCTAGCCATGTATTAAGATAGTAGACAATACTTTGTATTGTCTACTATTGGATTAGCAGGTTGAGCAAGGGCAAATATCAGGTTGTGGGCCACAGAAGCTGACGTAAGTTACGTTTGAATAACGCAAAGTCAGTTCTACTTCAGCTACATCACTTGAGTCGTAGCCTACTTCACCGAACTTGACTGAGGTTGGCCACAAGTTGCCGAGTGTCCATTTTTCAAGTGGGTTGCCGCAACCATCCAACATAACTAGGTGTGCCGTACCAGCGTAGTCAATTGGCTTGGAGGCCATTGTGCGACATTGGCTAGTAAAGTCATATACCGTAGCAAGCCACGAATACAGACCCGCATTTTGAGCACCTGCTACGTCGTAGTAGGTTACCGTGATGGTTTCCCATTTGGCTTTGCCGGGAATCCAAGTCGTTTCATTCAAAAAGTGCAACTCAGTGTCTTCAATCGTAATGTCAGGCCGTGAAGCCATCTTGACGAATGAAGGACTGACTTGCTTAGAGTGATTACAGAAATCGATACCAAAGAGGAACCGAAACTTCCGTTTCAAC